AGGTATCGACTACGCCGTGATAACCATCAACGGCAATCTTTACAATATTTTCTCTATCGCTCATTACTTCTAACCACCTTTCAAAATAAATTCAATTATGCTACTTCGATTACGTAGTATGTATATCTGCCTACGATATTTACGTCGATAATCTTACCGACCTGAGTAGAGCCTGAAGTTGCAGTAGCAGCAACATTGAGCTTAGTACCAGCCTTAAGCTCTACTACATTACCAACGGCGGGAGTAGCCACACCGTCGAGAGCGTCCTTAGTTACGCTGAAAATGTCATGCTTGTGCAGACGATAGCCGCGAGCAATCGCACCAGCCTCGTTAATAAACTCGTCAAGATTGCGCTTGCGCTCGTCATACATAACCTCGGGGCTAGCTACGAGTACGATAGCGGTGAGGTCATCGTCAGCCGCGGGAGTAGCACCCTTATAAATCTCGCGAGAACCAGTTTCAAGGTCGCCAAGCTTAACAACGTTACCATTCTGGATTTCAGTCTTAGTGCCATTAGGCTGATAACGTACAGATACAAGCTCGCTTCTTACATCTGTACCAATCATCTTGTCTGTACGGACAACTGCATATGCCATATATTTCTCCTCCTATTTCTTACATATTTCTGTATTTTTCTACGATGCCGCCATACGGCTTGTCCTCAAAATTCTCCTTCTGCACCTTAATCTTTGGTGCCTTCGAAGATTCGGAAAATTTCAACTTGGACATGTTTCTGCCACGAATTGCAAAACATTTTTCTACGAGCTCATCAAGCTCATAGTCGTTCTTGTGCTGCATAAGTTCATCAAAAGCCTCGATACCCTCCAAGTTGCTGAACTCCGCAAGTGCCTCATCCATACGAGCCTGTGCGTCCTCGTCATCAACCTTTTTCTTGAACGCTCTCAGCTCGGCAACCTCGTTCTGTAACTCTTCGAATTTCGGCTGAATTGAATCATACTTATCTTTGTACTCAGCACGGGCAGTCAGTTCTGCATTAATCTGCTCAAACATCTGTGCCATTTGTGTGCTCTGTTCGCCTTCATCAAAATCTGTAATAGCAAACTTTTTGCGAGACTTTGACTCAAAATCAATCACAATGTTGTCGCCGTCTTTACTGAACTTAAACCCATAAAGCAGCCAGTCTGTAATATCCCAGCAGTAAACCTCAGAAGCCTCGAAATCAGAATCGACATAAATATACTGAGCGGATGTGCCCCAGTCTGTATCGATTTTTGCGGTCGAAAGCGAACGACATATCTCCTCGACGGTTGCCCCTGTAAGAGCATACTGCTCGCCCGCTGATTCACCAGCTTCTTCTGCACCTTCATCGGAAGGCGCGGGAGTCTCGTCCTCCTGCGATTCGCCCTCACTCGGCTCTTTGTCTTCCTCTGCTGTCATAGCTTCGAATTTTTCTTTGAGTTCTTCCTCTGTGAAGTCGTCGATATTAAAATCAAGAGACTCGACATCTATTGAGTATTCCTTTGCTAACTCTAACTTTGCCTTCAATACTGTTCCTCCTTCCGTTGAATTGTCATGTGGGTCTATATTGTCAACCTCGTTATAAGAGGTGATGACCGAATAATTAATTTCCTTTAACTCCTGCATCATCTGTTTGAATTTCTCTTGGTACGAATTGCTTGAAAATACTTCCATTGCAGAGTCAGGAAAACAAGGCGTTACCCCAATTAAACAAAAGGCGGTGAATTCGAAATCGTACACATTAAAAATGCCATCGACTAATTCACCGTCTTTAACCGTAATCTCCATGCTGTGCGCTGTGACTCCGTCTTCTTTAATTTTTCGGTAAGCTTGTTGCCTCTTCCATAACAAAACCTCTGTAAAGAGGTATTCTCGTTCTGTACCGTCTTGCTCTGTTATATTGCCCCACCATTGTTTAGCACTTTCGGGGACAACACCTACAGGTTCAGTAAGGTTAATAAGTTCTAATTCTCCGTCTTTGTTGGCAACGATGTCCATATCGTGACCACCAAACCTATCTTCTTCTCGGATATAGTGGCACACGACTGGAACGTTATACATGCTCTTCATTGCCTTTTCAAAGGCGGTCTTAGTGATGTTGCTTTTATTCCTATTAACACCGGGGTAAGCAACGGCTAAAACGCCTTTATCAAATGAAGAATTAAACTCACAGAAATCGGTTAGTGATGATGCGTAAGTAAGCACTAAAACATTCTCCATCACAACCTCCGAATATAAAAATAGCCCTGCTTATCACAGGGTTACATAGTGAATGTTAACATGTCAGACAGAACAATATTTGGGTTGTTGTCTGTCTCAAATGTTAATGTATATAAATCGTTCGACGTAAATACGTACAAATGATTTTGCTCGTCTGACTTCAGTAGCGTAAAACCTTTTGCGAGAAACTCGTCCCTCGCGTCTTCGCCCTGAATGTAAACAAAAGGTGCGCTCATACAAACCTCCCTTCGAACGAGCTATTCTCGTTCGCTGTTCTGCTCACGACTATCGCTTACTTCGCCAACTTCTTTTGTTGGCGCACCAGCCTCTCCGTCAGTTTCGCTGTTTATATCCGTGCTACTCATTTGACTTGAGCTTTGTACGGGCTTAAACATTTTGGGTAGCTCAAGGACAGTACCCTCTAAGAAACTCATATTATCCAGTTCAGCCTGTCCAATTCCTTGCGATGCCGCGTAAGCACTTAATGTAGGAAATCCATAGCTAGCGGCTTTAAGATAAGCATCTCCAAGCTCCTTACGATTATAAGGAGAGCAATCCAGAAAGTTTACGTGAAAATTCTTTCCATATGATTGTGCCTGAATAAATCTATTTATTGCATCCTCAATGCCTTTTACGATACCATATGTAATCATCTGGTCAGCTTGAATTGACAGCTTTAAGGCATTGGCACTAGCCTTGGGATTGTTAAATAGCAGAGATGAAACGCCAGCAGCGGTGAACAAATTTTGTTCGGCATCGGCTACTGTTTGAGTGTCACCCGCGTGTGTTCTCTCGAAACTAATCTTCTCCATATCCATAGGGGAGAGGACAGACCCAATTTCCTCGGGTAATACCGCGCTGAGATTTTGCCAAAACTCAACGGCTTTATCAAGGTCAATACCCCAAGTACCGTCGTCATTAAGAGGAATCTTTGTTACAATCATTGCATAATTTTCTAGAGCAGTTTTTGTTAGCTTTAACGCTTTGTAATCCTCAATGTCATATATCTCGCGCAGTAACCCAGCGAACGGCGGTATAGAATAAGTGGGGATATCGTCGTTGCACTTAATTGCAAAAGAGTTAGGTGGGTCAAGTTCAATCCAACGCATCGTTGTTCTGTTCTTTTGATATTCACGATACTTTTTCTCAAATTCTGGAGGGTAGAACTCTAATAATTCACTGTGCGTATCAAAGTACGAGAAATCAAATGTAACATTAAAGCAATGACCTTCCTTAGAGGATATTGCGCAATAGTCGCTTGGCAACTGCTGAATTGCAACATCGTCGGTCGTTACCCATAGAGTTATGTAGGTCGTATCTTCCCTTAGACAAACCTTAAGTATCTGGGGGAACTGAGTTTTAATACTCATACTTTCAAGACAGTTTAAAACTCTACGGTAATTATTATTAATGATTCTAACGTTTGCCTTTTTAGGGTCAATCTTATACGGCTCAACAATATATGCCAAGTCCGATAGACCAACAAAATATTGTATTAGTCTACGGAAGTGTGAACTTGCTCCATATATATATATCACAGCATCACGAAGCTGCTTCTCATACCTATATGGGTCTGCAAGGTAACGGGATATATCATCTTTGGTGTATCTTGCAAATGTTGGATTAGACCTATTATTGTTAAGGTCTCTCATAATCAGCTTATTAAGCAAAGCAAATCTCTCTGAGTGCGAATCAGTAAAGGACGATTCTTTTTCAGAAACAACCTGCGAACTCGATGCTTGCACAGCTTTAGATTTCTGCGCGCTTTTAGTAGATTGTCCAGCTTGGCGCTGAGGACGTTTTGTTCGCCTTTTTGCCAATGTCGTGACTCACCACCTTTCCTGTGTATTTGGGTGCTCTAATAATAAACATATCAGAGGATTTCATATTGGAGCTGTATTTTCTTTCAAGTTTTGTTTCTAGTTGAGTAGCAACGTAAAAGTTGTATGCCAGACTAGAATATCTATCCTTACGCATACCGGAACGTTCATGGACTCTTACCTTTCCACCAACAGTTTCGTGTTCAAGCTTAACTAGTTCTTCGATTAACAACCTAGTATTAATGTATGGTAGCTTAAGCTCTTCACGCTGCATATCTGTTAGACTTTTATATTTGGGTAAATTCTTTAGCGGATTATTAGTATCGTCTTCGCCTTCTAGCAATAAACGAATGCGCCCGCTATTGAACCCCTCTCTGAGCAAAAACGCTGCGTCACTATTAAACGTCTGCGATGCCTTAATAGCCCAGATAGCTTTCCTCGCTCCCATTACCGTGCATCTAGCAGCCATTTCTGCATTATTACAACACGACAATGCGGGGTAAATCTCTCCAGTATCGAGGTCTGACATATCACGCGATAAACAGTCGAAAATTCCTATGCCTATTCCAGCACAGTCCAGCACTAAATAATCGCACGAATACTCATCAAATAACTTGCGAATAATTAAAGCTTGGTCGTCCGTTCTTAATCCTTCGCACGTTTCAGTGTAAACTATATTACTTGTGTATCTTCCAGACTTTGTCGGTTTCATCTGGTTGATGAATATCGCCGTAGCATCATTCTTGTTCCTTTTGCTGGGCATCAATGCTATATCGGCTGACAGTATCCGAATTTCACCGTTTTGCTTAATTGGTATCTTGGTTGGATTTGAATTGCCAAGTAGCGTAGATAACCTGTCCGGCAACATAGGATATGCTATCTTTCTTGTTCTGGATATAGATTCGTAATTAAAGAATGCGTCTTCTCCCGCGCCCCAAAACAACGCTTCCATCTCCATACTGAACTTAACCTCGCTAAAATCGGGTTCGGACATATCGCCTGCAACTAACTCCGGGTCGAGTAATCCTTCGTTAATAGATAGCTGATACGGGAATCCGCAAACGAATTGATGAGAGTTGGGTGTTAACATAGCGTCAAACGTGCTGACACATTTTTCATACGCCCAATGGTCTTTCCAATAAGCTGAACTCAAGTAGAGTGTTAAGTTCTTTTCTTTTGCATACTCAGCTAATCTTTCAGCCTCAGTAAGTTCTTCGTATTTTGGCATACGACGAAGCGTTAAGAATTTTCTGAGTACAGTGTCTATAGTAGTTTTAGAGATTAATCGGAACTCATCCAAAAGTAGTACATTACAGCGGTTCAATTGTGTTATCCTATGAGCTTTTTATCTCACAGCTCTTATAGTTTCCTATAAGTTCAGCATACCTTTTCATCCACTCGGGATGCCCAGCACTCGTGGGTAGATTATATTCTGAGAGCAGTTTCACTACCTATGCGTTGCGTGTGACTAGTATGTTACTACTAGCCTTCCACTCTGGTTGGCATACCATAATTGGCTTAGCTTTCCATGTTTCTTGCTGGGTTCATCACAACAATTTCTTGTTATGCGGGCAACCTTTCTGAATAGAAGTTCTTATTATATTCAAACGTATTACCCCTCGCTGTATCGCTTGCCGTTACAACCTTAATCAACGACGAATTCTTAAACACTATTTTTGCTTCCGTTCCGTTTACCTTACTCTGCTTCTCGTCTATTTCTAAACGTAGTTCAGCGGATAAAGGTTTTAACTCATACATTATCTTTTCGAGGACATTTAACGTTTTTTTGAAATGTGATAATCAATCGAACGCCACTTCGATATTCCAATCTTTCGATTGGTACTAGACTATATCTTCACCCAAATCTGGGCGTCTACCGCTTCGTAAGGGCAGCAGCTTCCCTTACTACTCCATAATGGATAGTCGTTGAACCTTCTCCTTTTCGGAGCTTGGCTGCTGATTGCCCAATCCACATAATTTTCAAACCGTCACACCGCGGAATATTTCAACCGTATGTTGTGGTTTATGTGGCTCTAAGGGGTTCCCAGCAATTCAATAGAGTTTGCCTGTTACATTACTGCAACAGCGACCTAATATTAAGCCTGTCCTCGTGTACCTGATGCAATGCATATCTTCGTTCCCGGATACAGGACACAACGCACCACACAATAGATTGCGCTCAAGAATGATTTTCCTAAACCTCGACACGCAATAAAAATAAAGATGTTGCTCCAAAACATCATTACAAGAAGTATCTTTTGAAACAACCGGAGTCTTAAATGTAAATAATCCTCACAAAATTTCTCTGGATTCTTACGATAAAAGGCGCCCCAATCTGCGGCACCCTCCATAATCCTTGCGTATCGCTGCTTATCTATCAAAGGCATCATCGCCTTCGTTCATATAGTCCATCATCAACTCCTCGTCGGTTCCATCATATTCCGGCTTCTCGACTCGAAGTCTATCTATCTCTGCTTGGTAGAGCTTTTCGTATCCGTTTTTCTTACCAAGCATTCGTAGTACGTGCCCCATCCAAGTGAACACATATTTAAGCAATGGGCTGTTATCGTATTTATCTGGCAACGGTCGTTTGTTTTCATATCTATACAACCACACGCCTAGCGGAGTGTCATTGAACTCAGCATCAGAAGTATCTTGTCTTTTCTGTGCCGGCTTAAAATTACCACTGCCTAATAATGTATTTAAGGTATTGATATGTTTATCTACAGGTTTGCCGTCAGCTCTCAATCTGTTGATATCAAGTTCGAGCATACATATCTGCTTGATAATTACCTCTGTGCCAATATCGACCTCTAAATCATCAGGCAACCTTGAAAGCCAGTATGACTTACGCTGCTCGAGCTCCCGATACATTTGCGCGTCAAGTCCTGTGCCCCAGAAGGCAACAACATCTGGCGATATTTCTTCCCGTTCGCCCTGAGCGTCACCCTGCCCAAAGTTAACTTGCCCAGACTTATCTATGGTGATGCTCCATAAAGTGCCTTCAGCGGCAAGCGTGTCGTCATAACATTTCCCTATATACTTGTTGTTGTTTGATTGCTGTATGTACCCCGTCATTAAAGACCTCGTGGTATTCTTTTGAGCAACCTTCGTATATATCTCATCGTGCCAGTAAATATTTAGCGCACGGCACATCTGCCGTACGGCTGCTTTACTGTCGTTGCATTGCGCGAGATATTGACTGTATAAATCCTCTATACAATCTTTACATACCGGCAGATATCCAATGCCTTTATACATTGGCGAATAACTTACAAGAAAGTTACCCTTCCGTCTGCCATAGGCGGTGCCACAGCGTGTACAAATGGCACTATTATCTTTTATCTCAAGCGCCATCAGAATCACCGGCTGACCGTAGCAATCTGCTCGCCGCGAGTTTATCCTGCGTCGCTATTTCATATAATTTCGCGCTACGCTTCAAATCATTGCCGCATGTAAACTTCGGCATAAATCCCGGAGGACACTCAATCCACTCTCCGTTTGTATCTTTCATTTTCCTTCCCTTTCGGTAGCGCAATCCAAGAGTTCCAAAACCTCTGATTGAAAGTGAGTCACCTTTTTCTAACGAATCCGATACGACTAATAGACACGCATCAACGATATTCTCAATATCTGCGACCGTAAATAATATACTCTTATCACTCTGCTTAACAGCAAAGTCTTTGGAGTTGCCGTAATCATCTGAGATATGGAAAACATGCTTTGGGGAGGAAATAGGTTTTCGAATATTATTGTCGCGTAATGTTTCCGCAACCTTTCTAACAAATTCCTTTTTGTTCATTCCTATCATTCCTTTTATCATTTATCGCTATGTTATAAATCATTCAACCCTTTCTGAGATGGGATTGATATCTCTCCGTCCTTAAAAAACTTAGCAAACTTGTCATCTTTGCTGGAATCATCGTACACCTGTACAAGGTCGCACGAACTCCAACCAAAAAATCGCTGTATAAAGCTGTCTGGCAAACCGCTCTCTGATAAGTAACTACATAGCCTGTGTCTTAGCGAGTGCATATACACTTCTTTTTCAGCTATCCTTGAAAATGTTTTCGCATAACTATTAGCTGTAGTAATTCCTATATGATTAGACGGGTCGTTCTTCTGTGGGAATAGCCATTCGCTATCAATATTCTTTTCTTTGCGTTCCTCTATCCACAAATCTAAATATGGCTGGAACCGTTTAGCCAATGTGTAACACTCCAACATCTTTCCGCCACCGCGACCTTTAGTCTTCAGGGGCTTGCTTTTATACAAAGCGCCATCGCAAATTAATCTGTCCGGCGTGAAATCGTCCATACGGAATCTACACAGCTCTGCCTTACGCCTTCCGCCAAACACCGCTAGTGCAAAGAAGCAAGCTTGTTTGTATTTCTTAAGTTCTACCAGCGTAGATAAAATCTTATTTACATCTTCTTCTGTTAGAATAGTTTTTTCTCTAACCGGATTGTTAACAGGACTTTCAATTTTGTTTATAATGTTGCGATAGTTCGGATAATCGTCATCCAAAATCGCCTCAACGTAATTGCCCATGCTTGATAGTGCTGCCTTGAGTCGTCTAATTCTAGCTGGGCTATTCTTGTTTTCGTTCAGCAACCAATTTTGATATTTAATGATATGCCGCTTCTTCCATTCGACGAATGGCAAATTATTGTTATACTGCAAAGCCCATACGAATGCGATGCTGATGTCATGCTCATAACCAGATATGGTGCCTTCACTACGCTGCATAGACCGCAGATAATCAAGAAACTCCTGAAGCAACTCTTTGTTTTCCGGGTTGACCTTCGCTAATAGCTCTGGCGTGGTCAACGAGTTCATCTGTGTTTTTCTGCCCACCTAGGTCAACTCCTTTCCAAAATATAAAAACACCGGAACAAGCTACTGCCTGCCCCAGTGTATAAATTGCTATGTATTTAATTACATTTAATTCTATACTCAGCATCTAACCCGTCTTCAGGGTTGAAGATTAACAACATCTGTGATGGTGTAGAAAATAGACGCTTGTCATTAGCATAGTCGTCAGAACCACACAGTGCACCACACAACATAGATGTTACGCCGAGCTCCTCAAAATCCTCTCTGTGATGCTTGTCTCCGAGCAAAATGTACTCAATATCCTTACCATATTTCTTATGGAATAACGTGCTCAACATTCTTGGAGAGGCTTTAACACTGTCCAAGTCGCCGTGCGCGGCACAAATATCATGTCCACAAACATTTAGCAGTAGAAATTCTGTATCGGACTCGGGTGCGATATTGATATTAAGAGACTCTCCAGATACTCTCTCTTCTGCCAGTATTCTTGTTTTAAGCCACCACGGAATTAAACGCTCCATATTATCTCTATGTATGCTGTCTTGTTTACTCTGCACTGTCCGAGCATGATTGCCGTAGGTGATATAAATATGAGTCTCCTCAACATACTGACTTAAAAATATAATCGCCTGTGCGAGAATTTCAGATGCCTGCATTAGCTGGTCTGCTGTCAACTCTTCGGACGCTACTCTTGCGCTAGCGTGTATCGCTCCGTGAAAAATATCACCTAATACAACGACGTGTAATTTGGAACATTTATTTTGTGCTATACGGCTTGACGCTTTGGTAACAACCTCTTGAACGCGCTCCTTGCAAATATCTGTATTATATGTATTAAACGTATTGTGCGTTACCATCCCGTAATGCCAATCTGAAAACACAAGAACAGCCTCGTTATCGCAAACGTCCAATGCTGTCTGCCCCGCAAATACATCGCCTACGGTTTCGGACAGTTCATCAGCCGCCTGACCGAGGCGTTCGTACAGATGTTCACGTCGTCCAGCCTCAGCCTGAATCTTGTTGTACTCTCTGCGTTGGTCGAAAAACTTCTGTTTCTCTCTTTTAAATTCATCAATCTTAGCATCAAGCTCATTAATTGTATTCATACTTGCGCGTGAATCCTTTTGATTACTTGCTACTAAATCCAATGTTCTCTTACTGCCATAGAACATTCTGCGGCTGACATCACTTGAGTAATGTTGTCCGTAAGCGTAATCTGACAACTCGGAATAATCTAAATCTCCAAGTGATTTATCCCTGAGCTTACCGTAGATTATCCGCTTGTGATAATCGAGCGGTGATTCGTTTTGTCTCCTGCTTAAATCCACTTAGTATCACTGCCATTCAGAATCGCGTTGCGGTTCCCTGAGCGACTCTAATAAAGCCATTGCCCCTCGGTTCTCCTCGCAATAATAGCGATGACGCTTCGAACGTTGCTTTGCTGTTCTTACAATGTGCACGTTTGGAAACATTTTGGATATAGCTTCTTTTTCTTTTTTGTTAATAGCTATCAAGTAATTCATTCCTTTATTTCTAAATTTTGAGATAAGCGTACTTCTCTCTCATATTAACGCACCCATCAAATCCTTGAAAACCGTTGCAGCACAACGGATTTCAGAGGAATTAGTGCGTTGATTTTTGGAACATCAAATAAATTGTCATGCTATTATCTGGGACGATACGCTGGAAAATCCAGCATTATCCCTCATTACACCGTCTACATTTCTTCTCATTCTTAAAGCTATCGCACAATTACGGCAATAGATTTGAGGTCTGCCGCGCGAGGTCAGTCCTTCCTTTGTAAGATTTTCTCTACGAACTACAAGCCCGCACTCCTGACAACAAAAGTAAGCGTCATCTCCCATAAACAATTTGTATTGATAGCCGAGATTATCAAATCTCGTTACTTTCATCGCTATGTCTCCGTCTTCCGCAAAACAAACCTGTACGTTAGTATTGTCTATTTTCTGAGAGAAACGTACTAACCCCGCCTCGTACAATTGATTATACATTAAACACTGCCGACGAATTGAAGTGTTTATGTTGGCTATCTTCATTATCTCATTGTCTTTTGAATTCACCCAGTATGTATCAACATCATTAACCATATTCCAGTATTTAGAAAGGCAAAGAAGCGTCAGGGCAAGGCGCTGCAACTGAGCGCCTTTTAGATTATGTATAGTATCCATTTCCTTGTCTGTCACCGGTATATATTCAATCTCAACAGCTTTATTCTTAGCTGCATACTTTACAGCTTTATCGAGTGTGTCACCCCATAAAACGGTAGACGCCGTTGGACTACAACGTAGCAAGAAGGTTTCAAGTCTACACCTTGCCGCCTGACGGTTGCCGTTATCATCTGCCAAATAATACTTTGCTACCCTGCACAAAGTTTCAAAAGGATGTCTGCCTAATTCATTATTATTAATTTTATCTTTCGCCCATTCAATCTCATTTAATACTGCTGTCATTCATTCACCTCGTATTCTTTCTCTAACACCTTAAACGTATTGCCGCAATAGTAAACATCCCCGTCCGCGTCCTCAACGGGGAAACGAATTAGCCCGCCGTTATGTTTCAATAAATTATGTATAATTTCTTCGCCACACATATTCCACGCAAAGCGCTTGGAACTACTCCTCTGATAGCAAACATCTAAAATAATATTACATAAACTTTCTTTGTTTGGGCATACCTTAGCACAATCTTCAGCGAAACATTTATTCATAACCCAATACGCTTCTGAAGCTTCCTGTTCGTCTATACGCTCATAGTTAGCGTATATAGAATAATTCTGTAATTGTCGAGTATATTCCTCGTACAATTTCTTTATGCTAAGATACTGTTGGTATGTATATGGAGCTTCGCTCCTCAAAATATGATAATCGAATTGATGGTCTTTCCTATGCTTAAGAACGTACGAGTCGAATAAATCCTCGAATTTCTTGCAAATTCTATTAACTACGCAATCACCAGTCCCCACCGGCATCTTATTATAATAATGAGTTAGGAAGGTACGTTGCCGCTCAGATAACGACGAATAAGGGAGAGAGGCTAATTCGTCAACAGATATTCCAAACTCGCGTAGAGAGTTTCGCTCGGCACTTTTTATATACGACAGGTATTGCTTTTTTAGGTTCGGATATATGTATATCATAAAGTATGGTTTCTTGTCTGCTATAATACTCAAGTAAAACTCCCTGTCCTTAGCAGACTCTATATTTTTTGCGCTATGCCAGTCATACCAAGTCTTAGGTATAGGCTTACAAATAATTCCTTTAGCCTTATCTATAGCCAGTTATGTTTGTGAAATACCTTATTAAATGTTCAAAGGTATTTAGCGACGCTACTCGCACACAGGTAAAACCTCTTTACCTTTCGGTAAAGCTCGGACTATATCTTCATCGTTCTCGATGCTTGCCACTTCGAACCGCCAATCGCTTGCGGCTCTACTCCCATAGGGATAGTCTCTGAACCTTCCTCTGTCGAGGCTTGGCTGCTGATTGCCCATTATAACAGTGTTTAGGATTTGACCTTGCACTATGCTACAATTTCTTTCTACTTTCGTCGCCGTC